GGCGGCCGGAGCGAGCTGACCTTACCTGAGAGGTCAGCTCCGGCCGAGCTGACCTCCCGCGCCAGACGACACGCGCACAGGCTGTGTTTGGCAGAACTCGATTCTCTCAAATTGCTCAACTGGGTCCTCAACAACAACGGTAAAACCGAGTTGGAGGAAAAACTCCTTGACAGAGGCTTGGAAAGTTGCCAGTGACTTCCTTTCCATGATAACAACACAGTCATCACCATTGTTCGAAAGTCTACCTGCGATGTCAAGTTGTGCCAGGAGACATAGCACCATGAGGCTCATGAGGAGGCAGTTACCCATCCCAGTGTTGATGACGCCGGAGCAGCGGCCTGAATGCACATATGTGCATGTACCGTCTGCAGCCTTGCCCTCAACAAGTGGGTTCTTCTGCCATTCCAGGAGTGTTGCGAGTGTTTTGCTTCGGAAAATGCTGTTGTAAACGCCGAACTCGATGTCCAGCATGCCATTGGACACATGCTGGTCAAATCGTGAGGCATCCAAACCGACAGCGACAGGGTCATCAAAAGACTCCCAGTCTGTCCGCATTTTCTCAGCAACTGCTCCGGAATTCATGCCTTTGCAAATGACAGGGTAACCAGCAAAGCTGGCTATGCCTTTTGCAATGACACCCTCAAAATCCTTCAGGTAGCACCCAATCATCAAGTTGTAAAGTGGGTCCGTGGTGGTAATCAATCGCGGAACAAGTTCTTTGCCTGGCTTAACCAGCAATTCCTCAAATTTAAGAAAACTTGAGAAACATTTGGCCTTGTCAGGAAACAGACCCAGGTTTCGTCTGTTTGCAGCAGCTTCGTACCTCTTTCCCAAGCGTCCCGTGTATCTGGCCGCGAATTGGTCCGCGGACAGCACGGAAGGTCTGTACATAAAGGCCGTTGCTTTCTTCACATAGCTCTGGAACTTTGTTAGAGCGCTGCCAATGGGCTTGGGAGGTTGTGCGTATCCTCCTCCATTCTTCACCAACTTGACGCGTTTGGTGATGGAATCCACGAGATTGACGAGCGTGTTGTTGAAACACATGTACAGGGCATTTGACCCTATCCCATGTATTATACGCAACATTCGCGTCGTCTTGTTC